TTATTCGAGGAGGCCAGCCATGACTGATATCACCGAACTGGCGCAGAGAGAGAAATTCGAAGCGTGGGCAGAACATGCTTGCGCGGCTCCGTGGGGCTACCCCAAAAAGCGGCGCACTACCGAAGGCTATTCCGAGCAGATTTACACCTGCATGTGGACGGCATGGAAAGCGGCCAGCGCTGAGCTGGTAGAGGCGCTGGAGAGGGCGCAACAGCGGATTGGCGAGCTGGAGAATTACGCAGAGGCAGAGGCAACAGGAGCAGACAAAGCTGCGGAAGATAGCGTGTATTGGATGAAGCGCTGTAAAGAGCTGGAGTCCCGCACCGTGAAGCTGCCAGACCTGCGGCAGATTGTGTCTGGAGGCAGATACGTATGGTCTGATGGCGTTTTTAACTACAGCCAGGACGTTAAGGCAGCGCTGACCGCAGCTGGCATCAAGTGGGAGGGGGAGTGATGGCTAACCTTCAGCTTGCAGTAAATGGAGAGTATTTCGACGCAATGAAGCGAGGCGAGAAAACAGAAGAGTATCGCCTGGTTAATCCGTATTGGGGCCGCCGCATATTTGGGCGAGATTATGACCGCCTAATTATCACGCGGGGCTATCCGCGAGCAGACGACCACGACCGCCGCATTGATATTCCATATGACGGATTCGAAATCAAAACCATCACACACAAACATTTTGGCGACAGTCCTGTGAAGGTATTCGCCATCAAGGTGACTATCGAAGGAGCCAACCAATGACCATCAAATTAACCAGAGAGCGCCTGCAGGAAATCGCTGAAGATGGATTCCTGAAGCATGGTGAAAGCAAAGAGCTGGCCCGCATGGCGCTGGCCGCAATGGACAGCGAGCCGGTGGCGTACATGTACCGCGACAACCTTCATTCAGATGCCAGATTTAGTATGGAATCGAAAATAGGCAACTGGTCTCCAGAAGATATTAACGAGTATGAAATTAGCGAGATTCCGCTCTATCGCCACGCGCAGCCAGCGCCAGAACGCGACCAGGTACGTCGCGAGCATGCAGAGTGGTCACAGGCTACTTTCGGTGATGTCGGCCCGATTGGCCCACTGAAACACCTCAGCAAAGAAGCGCTGGAAGCCGCTGCCGAGCCTAACGACCTCAGCGAGTGGGCTGACATGCAATTCTTGCTGTGGGACGCGCAGCGCCGTGCTGGTATTACTGACGAGCAAATCACGCAGGCGATGATTGAAAAGCTGGCGGTGAATAAACAGCGCGAATGGCCTGCTCCAAAAGACGGTGAGCCGCGGTTGCACATCAAAAAACAGTCAGCACTTGTACTCCCTGAAGAAATAACACTTGAAAAAGTGGCTGAAATGACTGCAGCGAGAGGAGCGGAATACTCTATACGAGATGGCATCATTGCTGCAAAGTGGTGGAACGCCTGCCGTGCCGCCATGCTCTCAGCAGCCCAACAGGAGGCGCCAGATGGAAAATGATAGCGACAACGTCATCACTCTGGTGCAGCCCAATCGAGACGAAGAGAAGTTGCTGAACATCACCGTAACCGACAAGAAGGACTACAGCCAGCAACGCTGCAAGCATAAAGCCGTCGAAGTTGATGAGAAGGGGCGCATCATTCTGTGCCTGCAATGTGGCTGTGCCGTTGACCCTTTCCAGTACGTTCTACAGTGCGCCACTGATGGCGAGGCTGTGGTGAGAGAAATTAAGCAGCTTCATAACCGCCGCGATGAACTGCGCGAAGCTGTCGCCAACCTCGAACGCGAAGAGAAAAACGCCAAGGCACGGTTACGTTCCGCCAGAACAGCAATCCTCTTCGCAGAAAACGACCTGAAAAATACTGAGCAGGGGATAAAGCAATAAAACACAAACACCATATTTGTTATCAACAAATCTAAGGTTTGTTATTTATGCGAATGATAACCAGAAAGAAGCCGGCCTTTACCGAGCTGTATCAGACCGGCGTCCTGACACGAATCGCCGCGGTAAAAAGCCCTGACGGCGGTGGTTGGCGATTGTTTGGCCTTTGGCGCGATAAGGACATCGCGGTTTTTGTCGAGGCTGCTCGCGGCGGTATCCGCGAGTGGTCTGGACTGGACTATCTCGCCAGTTTCTGCGCAAGTTGCGGGATTAGTTTGTGGGAGATTCACAACAAGGTCGAACCAAAATCACCAAACTGAGCCCCGCATCTGCGGGGTTCTTTCTGTGACAAAGTTTCTCATTTAAAACGTAAAACTCTTTACCCACATCCAGCAACCTGATTTATAATAATCACATCGGCTGAACACCGAATCTATGGCGCCATCACCGGAGTATAGTGATGACGCAAAAACGCAGTAACGCCATTTTACGCCGTGCCTTTGAGCGCGGTGTTTCTGTTTGTCTGTCGCACCAGGGCGGTGCGATATGAGAGACCCCCGTCGCAGATGCAAAGCACCCGGCTGCGGTACCTGGTTTAACCTTACCTATTCGAACGTGTACTGGTGCTGTGAAGAGCATAAAGGCCAGTACCTGGCGCTTCAGCGCGAAAAGCAAAAGGCCAAAGCGCAAGACCGGTTAAAAAATAAACCCGTTCACCATATCCGTCCTGAGCCAAAGACGGCGCAAAAGCCCCTCAGTCACTGGCTGGAAGTCACAGAGAGGGTTGTGAATACCCTTTGCCGTGAAATGGCCCTTGCCAATGGGGAGGGCTGTATTTCATGTGGAACTCACCAGGCCGCTGTCTGGCATGCTGGCCATTATCGGACCGTTGCCAAAGCCTCTCACCTGCGGTTCACCCGCATCAATATCAATCTTCAGTGTGATGACTGCAACGTAGGCAAGTCAGGAAATATCAAAGCCTACCGTGTCGGGCTGGTGGCAAAATACGGTGAAGCTTCTGTACAGGAGCTTGATAACGACAACAGGATTCATCGCTGGACCATTGAAGAGCTGGAAGCCATCCGCACCCAGGCATACGCCGACTTACGCGCGCTGAAAAAAGCACAGGAGGCGGCATGACTAATTCTTACTGCGAATACCTGGCTGCTCAGCGCGTAGCGGCATCCCATAAGTTAAAAGAGGTTGGGGACCAGTGGCGAACTCCGGATCTGTTGTTCTGGGGCATCAACGCAATGTTTGGCCCTTTGGTACTGGACCTGTTCGCTGACGACAGTAATGCGAAATGTCCGGCATGGTATACCGCTGAAGACAATGCGCTGGTGCAAGACTGGTCTGGCCGCCTGTCAGAACTGGGTGGCGCAGCATTCGGAAACCCGCCTTACAGCCGCTCTCAGTACCACGAAAAACAAGCCATCACTGGCATGACGCACATCATGAATTACGCTTCAGAGCAGCGTGAGAAGGGCGGTCGCTATGTATTTCTCATCAAAGCCGCACCGAGCGAAACATGGTGGCCGGAAGACGCCGATCATGTTTGCTTTATCCGTGGGCGCATTGGCTTCGATCTGCCGAAGTGGTTTATCCCCGCCGACGACAAACAAAAGCCCACCAGCGCGTTTTTTGCGGGTGCCATTGCTGTGTTCGATAAGTCATGGCGAGGCGAACGCTTCAGCTATATCCACCGCTCCGATCTTGAAGCGAAGGGCCGCGCCTTTATGGCACTGGCGCAGTTTGCCATTAGTAAAAAGGTGACCATATGAACCGTGACGAAATAGAGCGCATCAGGGAGCGCTGGCAAAAGCTCCGCCTCTGCCGTCACCGGGGAACGGTGATGACCGACTATCGCATCCTAAGAAATTACGTTCGCATCTATCAGACCCTGGGAGAGACAGCATGAACCTCGAATCTATCGCCAAATACTTCGCGCCTAAATCACCAATGCTGAGCGACTCGCCACGGGCTACTGCATCGGATGGTCTAACCGGCACTGACATCATGGCCGCTCTTGGTTTGGTAAATGCCAAGTGCGGATTCGGCTTCGACCTCTATCTGGCAAAGATCGGGGTAAGTACACCTGACCGAGCAATGGAGCTACTTTATGAATCAGCAGAGCGATTATCAATCCGCTTTAACATCGTTTCAGAACTCAGCCATGACGTTCGCAAAAGAGTTCTCGAAGTTCTGTGTGCTTTTGCATACCAGGATTACACACGAAGTGCTGCCAGCGTTAGAAAATGCTCTTGTTGCGCTGGGGCTGGCTTCACAGAAGCTCAAGTGTTCACCAATAAATGCTTATATCCGTGGGGTAAGCCACCTTATTGGGCAAAGATGTCCCGCGCAGTTCTCCCAAGTCACTGGGAGTGCTGGATCGAGGCCCGTGAGGTGGTCAAAGTTAAATGCTCAACCTGTAACGGAAAGGGTGTTATCAGCAATTCGTGTCGCTGCAATGGGAAAGGAAAGGTACTGGATAAAGAGGCCAGTGAGCGCATTGGGATACCGGTAATGAAGGTATGCGATCGCTGCAGCGGAAGAGGTTATGCGCGCATGAAGTTTTCGACGGTACTGGAAGGGGTAAGGGCTGTGGCTGACATTAAGAAAACGGTAGCTTATGAGCAGCTGCAACCGTTCTTCGAGGAGCTGGTATCCGAATGTCACAAACAGGAATCATACGCTGATGTCATTCTCTCCCGGGTGACTAAATAATGAGTATTTTCTATAAAAAAAGAATTTTGTGGAAAATATGTATTGCAATTGCCGGAAAAACTGGTTAGATTAATCTCTAACGCTGGGAATCCGTTCAGTCGTTCCGAGGCGAAAAAAAATCAAGCCCGAGGTTAACGCCTTGGGCTTTTTGCTTTCTGCAATCCGGTCAGGGCTCTTGAGTGAATACGTGCCGCACTACACGTTGAAGCTCATACGCGAGAGTCCTGAACCAGATTGCTGTCCCATACTCCTGTGAAGATTCTGCCGGTGTAATTCCGGCGGCGTCGGCTCCACGAAACTGAGCACACAACAGGTAAGAGCATTTAGGGTGTAGGTCATTGACTGCCCGAAAACGGTGAACGCCGGCCGCAGTGCTCTTTCCGTTGTGGTGAATGCGCAGGCTGATGCGCTAGAGACGGCACCCCTTGATGAGGACAGCGCTATCTCTGGAGAATAGTCTTGGGTATGTGTAATGCCAGAGAAAGCCGGAGATCAGCACCGGCCACCACTCACGAAACCGAGCTGCAGCCCTAACTGGCTATCCTGCATCACCAGTGATAGTTATGCTGCAGCCTTCTAAATCCCTCTACCTTGGGACCATTACGGCTACCGTGCCGTCATTTTTACCCTTGGTATTCCTTCCCGCCTTGAGCGGGTTTTTTATTTTCAGGCTCACGGGAATCATCATCGACGTGCATTGTTGTTAATCCAGCCCGTGAAGCCTGACCCTTTTCAAACACACAGCGCCATCCGTCATCAACGGAGGTGGAGCATGCACAGAATGGACAAACTCACTACAGGCATTGCCTACGGCTCGTCCGCAGGTAGCGCGGGGTTCTGGATGCTACAACTGCTCGACAAAGTATCCCCATCCCAGTGGGCTGCCATTGGCGTTCTTGGGAGTCTGGTATTTGGTTTCCTTACCTACCTGACAAATTTGTATTTCAAAATCAAAGAAGACCGGCGCAAAGCTGCCAGGGGGGAATAATGTCTCCAGCACTGCAAAAAACTGTTATTGCAGCGGTCACGGGCGGCGCTATTGCGATCGCTTCCGCTCTCATAACCGGGCCAACCGGTAATGATGGTCTGGAAGGGGTGAGGTATAAGCCGTATCAGGATGTAGTCGGCGTCTGGACGGTCTGCTATGGACACACTGGCAAAGACATCATGTTGGGTAAAACCTACTCTGAGGCAGAGTGTCAAGCGCTGCTCAATAAAGACCTGAACACCGTCGCCAGCCAGATTAACCCTTACATCAAACAGCCAATCCCCGAAACGATGCGTGGGGCGCTGTACTCATTCGCGTATAACGTTGGCGCCGGGAATTTCCAGACTTCCACGCTGCTACGAAAAATCAACCAGGGAGACCAGAAAGGCGCATGTGACCAGTTGCGCCGCTGGACCTACGCCAAGGGCAAGCAGTGGAAGGGTCTGGTAACGCGCCGCGAGATTGAGCGCGAAGTGTGTTTATGGGGGCAAAGATGAAAGTAATCATGGTTATCTTAGCGTTATTGCTGTCTGCCTGTGATGCTGGCCCAACCCCTGCAAAATCAACGATGGCTGTTTCATCCCAGCTTTCTGCAGATGCAGATCGCATCAGGGTGACACAGATGTCGGAATTTCGTGATGAGCTTGCATACGGAAACTGGCGGGGTGTCTACCTCATACAGGATAAGCAGACCGGGAAGGAATACATTGGTATCAGCGGTATCGGGATTTCTGAGGTAGGAGCGCATAGCCAGATGGTTGGCAAGGTTTCGCAATCAGTAAGGGATGAGCGATGAGCCGCTTAACCGCAATTATCAGCGCAGTGGTTATCTGCCTGATTGTTTGTCTCGGGTGGTTGGCAATGCATTACCACAACGCCGCCAGTCAGCAGGAATCCAGAGCCGAAACTGCTGAGCAGCAGGTAAACACCGCTCAGGCCATTACCTCAAACGTCCTGACCACCATGACCATCTTCAACTCCATCGCAGAGGCCAATCAGCATGCAAAAGAGCAGATCGCACTGGGCGCATCGGGAGCCTCGGCAGACATCAAAGTGGCTATTGCGAACGATGATTGCGCTAATCGCCCTGTGCCTGCTGGCGCAGTTAAGCGGCTGCAACAATACGCGAACGGTTTACGTCAAAGTACCGGTGGTGCCGTTACCGGCCAGCCTGACAGCTGATACACCGCAACCGGCAATCCCAGACAATCTGACGTGGGGTCAAAGCCTGGATCTGAACGTCAGCCTGCTGTCGTCGCTGGGGCAGTGCAACAGGGATAAGGCCGATATCAGGCAAGCAGAGAAACAGCGAGCCTCGCAATAGCGGGGCTTTTTTATTGGAGGCCATATGCGCCTGACAGTTCTCGACGACGATCCGGGTGAACGCATCGAACCCGGTCGCGGGCGTATCACGGTATACCTTGATGGTGTTGAGGTGAAGCACGTCTTCTCGGCTGATAGCGATAAAGGCGAAGTGATTGCCGCCGTGCTTGATAGCCGGGGTTACCCCACTGCCGAAAACGGCGAGGTTAAGTGCGAGACTCTGTTCGGTCATGTGAGGATAGAGCGATGCCCGCGCTGATACCTCGTGCTTGCCGCAAGCGTGGATGCCCTGGTACCACCACTGACCGCTCAGGCTATTGCGAGAAGCATCGCAATGAGGGATGGCAGCAGCATCAGCAGGGCAAGAGCAGGCACGAGCGTGGTTATGGTAGCCAGTGGGATATCAGACGTGCGCGCATCCTAAAGCGTGACAATCATCTTTGTCAAAACTGCCTGCGCCGCAAGCTTGCTGTCCCCGCCACAACCGTTGACCACATCAAGGCTAAGGCTCATGGGGGTACCGATGACGATTCGAACCTCGAAAGCCTGTGCTGGCCCTGCCATCGAACGAAAACCGGGCGTGAACGCCTCAAATGATATCTATTATCATCTTGGCAGGGGTAGAGGGGGGGGCGGGGTCAAATCCCTGACGGCAAAGGCCAAAAGGACCGCCGCCTCAGTCAATTTTTTATACCCGCGAAAAATGAAATTTAACCAGGAGTAACGCTTATGGCTGGAACGGCGGGGCGTTCCGGGCGTAGACCAAAGCCAACGGCGCGCAAGGAGTTGGCCGGTAACCCCGGCAAGCGAGCCCTGAATAAAGAAGAACCCGTATTCACTCCCATTAAGGGCGTTGCACCTCCAGACTGGTTCACCGAAGAGGAACTTCCGTTAGCGTCCATCATGTGGGAGCTGACGACCAAGGAATTATGCGGACAGGGTCTGCTCTGTGTGACCGATCTCGCGGTGCTGGAGCGCTGGTGTGTTGCATATGAATTCTGGCGCAGGGCGGTAAAAAATATTGCGGTTGATGGGCTATCTATTACCGGCGCAATGGGCGGGAAAATTAAAAACCCTGAACTGACGGCAAAAAAAGAACAGGAATCAGAAATGAGTTCTACCGGTTCAATGCTGGGGCTGGACCCCAGCAGCCGACAGCGCCTGGTCGGTCTGGCCGGGAAGAAGAAGAACGAAAACCCATTCCTGAAGATGATCACGCCATGAGCCGAAAAGCCTATCCTAACGTTAACGCCGCAAATCAGTACGCCAGGCACGTTGTCGCCGGAAAGATTCCGGCATGCCAGTATGTTATTGATGCCTGCCAGCGACATATCGACGATTTGTCAAAATCGCAGGGAAAGAAATTCAGATACCGTTTTGATAAAGATTTTGCTGAACGTGCAGCCCGGTTTATTCAGCTCCTTCCACATACGAAGGGAGAGTGGGCATTCAAACGAATGCCGATCACGCTGGAACCCTGGCAACTATTTATTATTTGCTGTTCCTTTGGATGGGTACATAAAGGGACCAGGCTACGCCGGTTCAGAGAGGTGTACACCGAAATACCTCGTAAAAACGGGAAGTCAGCAATAAGCGCCGGTGTGGCGCTTTTTTGTTTTACCTGTGACGGTGAATTTGGCGCGGAGGTTTACTCCGGTGCAACCACTGAAAAGCAGGCGTGGGAAGTATTTCGCCCTGCGAGACTGATGTGCAAACGCACGCCGCTACTCGTTGAAGCCTTTGGGATAGAGGTCAACGCCAAGAACCTCAGTCGGCCTGAAGATGGCGCCAGATTTGAACCGCTAATCGGCAATCCTGGAGACGGGCAGTCACCGCACTGCGCTATTGTTGATGAATATCACGAGCATGAAAGTGATGCTCTATATACCACAATGATCACAGGCATGGGTGCCCGCAGACAGCCGATAATGTGGGCTATAACCACTGCTGGCTATAACATTGAAGGCCCTTGCTACGATAAGCGTCGTGAAGTTATCGAAATGCTGAACGGAACGGTGCCGAATGATGAACTTTTTGGCGTCATTTACACCGTTGATGAGGGGGATGACTGGACTGATCCGGCGGTTCTTCACAAAGCCAATCCTAATATGGGGGTATCGGTTTACTCTGACTTTCTTTTAAGCCAGCAAAACAGGGCCAAAAATAACCCCCGCATGGCCGGGATATTCAAAACGAAACACCTGAATATCTGGGTCGCGGCCCGCGCTGCGTATTTCAACCTGTTAAGCTGGCGAAAATGTGAAGATCAAACTCTCACCACTGAGCAATTTGAAGGCCAGCCCTGCATTCTCTCTTTTGACCTGGCGCGCAAACTGGACATGAACTCTAAGGTTCGCTTATTTACCCGTGAGATAGACGGGAAACGGCATTACTACTGTATATCTCCACGCTTCTACGTCCCTTATGACACCGTATACAGCAATGATGTTGACGATCACCGCACCGCTGAGCGGTACCGGAAATGGGTTGAGGCTGGGCTTATCACTATCACCGATGGGGCGGAAATTGACTACCGCGTAATACTGGAAGATGCCAAGCGTGACAATCAACAGACCCCTGTTGAACAAAGCCCCATCGATCCACATGGCGCGACAAACTTATCCCATCATCTGGCTGACGAACAGCTTAACCCGATAACCATTATCCAGAATTACACCAATATGTCGGACCCGATGAAAGAACTTGAGGCTGCTGTAGAGTCCGGGCGTTTTCATCATGACGGTAATCCGATAATGACCTGGTGTATTTCAAACGTCGTAGGTAAGCATCTGCCTGGAAATGATGATGTGGTGAGGCCGATAAAAGAGCAGAACGAAAACAAAATAGACGGTGCCGTAGCCTTAATAATGGCCATAGGTCGCGCAATGCTCAATGAGGAACGCGATTTCCTGTCTACTCTCGACCCGGATGAAGGGCTTTTAATTATATGAAAACACTTATCACTGATGCAATTGGGCTGGCCGGGTTCGGTTCGCTCGCTGCTGGTGTATATCTACAGTTCGGGCTGGCGCTATCTCTGATGATATCAGGTGGCCTGATACTGCTTTATGCGCTGGTGGCGGCAATGAGGGGGAAAAATGCTTCTTGATGCCTTGTTCCGTAGTGAGCCTCTGGAAAACCCCAGCACACCGATCTCGGGGGAATCAGCAGAAACAGATAATATTTTTGCCCGTGACGTGTTTGTCAGCCCGGAAACAGCGATGAAGCTGGCTGCGGTGTATGCGTGTATTTACGTTATCTCTTCGAATATCGCTCAGATGCCACTGCATGTTATGCGGAAAACCAATAATAAGGTTGAAGCTGCACGCGACCACGGTGTGTTTTACCTGCTTCACGATGAACCGAATATATGGCAGACCAGCTATAAATGGCGCGAGTTAAAGCAGCGCCACATTCTAGGCTGGGGTAATGGTTACACATGGGTTAAGCGCTCCCGACGTGGAGAGGTTTCCGGACTTGAATGCTGTATGCCTTGGGAGACGACGTTACTTAATACTGGCGGACGCTACACCTATGGAGTTTACAACGAAGAGGGGGCATTTGCCGTCAATCCCGATGATATGGTGCATATCCGGGCGCTGGGTAATAACCAGAAGATGGGGCTCAGCCCAATTATGCAGCATGCCGAGACCATAGGTATGGGGATGAGCGGGCAGAAATATACCAGCTCGTTCTTTAACGGAAATGCAAGGCCTGCCGGGATTATTTCAGTCAAACAAGATTTGAATAAAGAAAGTTGGGGATGGCTTAAAGAGCAGTGGCAGAAAGCTACTGCAGCTTTACGCAGTCAGGAAAACAAAACATTACTTCTCCCGGCACAACTGGATTACAAAGCGCTCACAGTTTCCCCGGTCGATGCCCAAATTATCGAGATGTCGAAACTAAACCGTTCAATGATTGCAGGAATATTCAACGTTCCGGCACACATGATCAACGACCTCGAAAAAGCCACGTTCTCAAACATTACGCAGCAGGCCATTCAGTTTGTCCGATACACGATCATGCCGTGGGTGACGAACTGGGAGCAGGAACTTAACCGCCGCCTGTTTACCCGTGCTGAGCTGGCCGCCGGATATTACGTCAGGTTCAACCTTACTGGTCTGCTTCGCGGTACCCCGCAGGAGCGCGCGCAGTTCTACCACTTCGCGATCACTGATGGCTGGATGAGCCGCAATGAGGCGCGAGCCTTCGAAGATATGAATCCGGTAGATGGCCTGGATGAAATGCTGGTGAGCGTTAACGCCGCGAACCCGGCAGACGATTTTAAGGCACCAAAAACCGATGAGGAAAAGCCCAATGAATGACCGTGAAACGCGCTGTTACAGCGGGGAGGTCAGAGCCGAGCAACGCACCGATGAACCTACCCGCATTCTGGGCTATGGCTCGGTATTCAACAGCCGTTCTGAACCCCTATGGGGATTCCGCGAAATTATCAAGCCCGGAGCATTTGACGATGTGCTGAATGATGATGTTCGCGGGCTGTTTAACCATGACCCCAATTTTATTCTCGGACGGAGCGCCGCCGGAACGCTGTCCTTGTCAGTCGACGATCGCGGCCTGCGTTACGACATTACAGCACCGGATACGCAGACTATCCGCGATCTGGTGCTGGCGCCTATGCTGCGCGGTGATATTAACCAGTCGTCCTTTGCTTTTCGGGTAGCCCATGACGGTGAAAACTGGTACCAGGACGATGAAGGGATTGTTATTCGTGAAATATCGAAGTTTTCCCGGCTGTTTGATGTCAGCCCGGTGACCTATCCAGCATATCAGGAGGCCGATTCTGGCGTCCGATCAATGAAAGCCTGGCAGGAGGCGCGCAACAGCGGCGCGCTACAGAACGCCATTAATCAACGAATGGCGCGCGAGCGCCTGCTGACCCTTCTTAACGCGTAAGGAAAAAACATGAAACTGCATGAAATGAAGCAAAAACGTAATACCATCGCCAGCGATATGCGCGCACTGCATGAAAAAATTGGTGATACGGCCTGGACTGATGAGCAGCGTACTCAGTGGCAGGCGTCTAAAACTGAGCTGGATAGCCTGGATGAGCGTATTTCTCGCGAAGAGGAATTACGCCGACAGGATCAGAGCTATATTGAAGTGAATGAGCAGGAGCAGCGCCAGCAGCAAAACCAGAACCAGGGAACACCAGAAGCGCAGGCAGAAGCGCGTCGTGCTCTGGCGTTTGATAAATATTTACGCCAGGGTTTTTCTGAGTTGTCAGCTGAAGAACGCCAGGCTGTAAAAGAGCATCGTGCTCAGGGCGTATCACCTGACGAGAAAGGCGGCTATACCGTCCCTACGCAAATGCTGAACAAAATCGTTGATGCGATGAAAGCATATGGCGGTATCGCAAGTGTCGCCCAAATCCTCAACACTTCTAACGGGCAGGATATTACCTGGTCAACCTCTGATGGTACCTCTGAAGAAGGCGAGCTTCTGGCCGAAAACTCGGCGGCTTCTGAAGGTGATGTGACCTTTGGTACCGCTGTTCTTGGGGCCAAAAAACTTTCTTCAAAAATCATTCGCGTGTCCAATGAGCTGCTTCAGGATAGCGGTGTTGATATTGAAGCCTACCTCGCTGGCCGAATTGCCCAGCGCATTGGCCGCGGCGAGGCGAAATATCTGATTCAGGGAACGGGTGCCGGCACACCGACTCAGCCCAAGGGGCTGTCAGCATCTGTAACCGGCACGGTGAATACGGCATCGGCAACTGCGTTTACCTGGAAAGAGATGAATGCGTTGCGCCATGCTGTCGATCCGGCCTATCGCACTGCTCCGCAAATTCGCTGGGCCTTTAACGATAAAACCCTGCAGGTTGTGGAAGAGATGGAGGACAACCAGGGGCGTCCTCTTTGGTTACCTTCTATTATCGGTGGCGCCCCTGCTACCGTTCTGAACGTTCCCTACGTCGTGGATCAGGGTATCGCTGACCTCGGCGCCGGAAATAAATTTATCTATTTCGGTGATTTTAACCGCTTCATCATCCGCCGTGTGACCTATATGACCCTGAAACGGCTGGTGGAGCGTTACGCAGAGTATGACCAGACTGCGTTCCTGGCATTCCATCGTTTTGACTGCGTACTGGAAGATACTGCAGCCATCAAAGCGCTGGTGGGTAAACCGGCATCTGGCGGCTAAGGCAATAATCAGCTTCAATCTCCACCGCTACGGCGGTTTTTTTGTGCCCGCAGTTCGCTGCGGGCCAGGGAAAAAACATGAGCACAACGATTGAGAAGTTACGGGCTCAGTGTCGGATCGATATTGACGATACAACGGAAGATGAGTTGCTGAAGCTCTATTTTGGTTCTGCGCGACGTAAGGCAGAAAACTTCATTAACCGCAAACTTTATGAAGATGAAGTGCCAGAAACCGATCCTTATGGGCTGCTGATTGCTGACGATATTTTATTGGCGCTGATGCTGCTGGTAGGGCACTGGAATGAGAGTCGCGAAGAAGCTTCCGATGTTAATAAGATGAGCATCCCCTTCGGCTTTACCTCGCTGCTTGAACCCTATCGATTTATTCAGTTGTAGGAGAATTTATGCAGGCAGGACGATTACGGCACCGCGTCACCATCCAAAATTTCACAACCTCCAGAACGCCTTCTGGCCAGCCAGTTGAAAATTGGGAAGATGGGAAAACCATCTGGGCCGAGGTTAAGGGGATAAGTGGTCGGGAGTTGTTAGCCGCTGGCGTCGAGCATGCCGATGCGACAATCCGAGTATGGGTGCGTTTTCGCAGGGATATTTCAGCCACATCCCGATTGAAGGTACGCACTGGCCCGTTTAAAGGTGCAATTCTTAACGTCACGGGACCTCCGGTTCCGGATATCAAAGGTACCCGGCTGGAAATTCTCTGCAAAAAGGGGACCGAAAAATGATTGATGTGAATCTGGATTTTTCCGGCTTACAGGATATTGCCCGAGATCTGCAAACCCTCAGCAAGGCCGAAAACAATAAAGTCCTCCGGGATTCGACCCGCGCCGGGGCTGAAGTCCTCAGGAAGGAAGTGATTGATCGGGCCCCTGAGAAAACCGGGAAGCTGAAGAAAAACGTTGTTGTCGTCACTCAGAAAAGCCGCCGCCGTGGCGAAATCTCATCCGGGGTGCACATTCGTGGCGTTAACCCGCAAACGGGGAACAGTGACAACACCATGAAGGCCAGCAATAAGCGGAATGCTTTCTACTGGCGCTTTGTTGAGCTGGGAACGGCAACGGCCCCCGCACATCCTTTTGTCCGTCCTGCGTTCGATACCCGCATCGAGGAAGCCGCCCAGGTTGCGATGAACCGAATGAATACGGCTATTGATGAGGTTCTGGCTAAATGACAGAGGATGATATTTATACCCTGCTGGTTCCGCTGGCCGATGGTCGGGTTTATCCCTATGTGGTTCCGCTGGGGAGCGACAATCTTCCAGCGGTCGCTACTCCCTACATCATCTTTTCGATCCCGACAGATGTTGGCGGGGATGTGTTCTGCGGGCAGGCGGAATCGACACTGCACATTCAGGTCGATGTCTGGGCCAAAACGAACGACGAGGCCAGGGCGTTGCGGCTTGAGGCCCTTTCCCGACTGGAAGTTCTTTCACCCGCCGAAGTGACAAAAATCCCTGGCTACGACACAACAACCCATCTTTATCGGGCAACGCTTGAAATAACGGTCATTGCCTGACAAAAACCAATCCAATCCGACCGCCACTCGCGGTTTTTTTCATTTATGGAGGCTGCAATGTCAGCACTATTTGAACGCGCCCAAAAAACGGTAGTAATGATTACCTCAGTGCCGGTCACTGCGGCAGAACTGGACACGGCGACCTGGTTAAACCTGAGTTGCACTATCAAACAGGCCAGCTTTACCGCCGGTCAGAAAAACGATATTGACGTGACAACGCTATGCTCTGACGAAACGGAAAATATCAACGGCCTTCCGGCACCGTCTGAAATGTCTCTTTCTGGTAACTTCTACCGCAACCCGGCACAGGATGCCCTACGCGCGGCTTACGATAACGACGGCGTTTATGGATTTAAGGTTATTTTCCCGTCTGGAAATGGGTTCCTGATGCGTTCTGAGGTGCGTCAGCACACCTGGGATTCTCAGACCAATGGTGTGGTGGCCGCAACGTTCTCACTGCGCCTGAAAGGCAAACCATCCAATATTAATGCCCCAGGAATTCTGTCTTTCGCTACAGACCTTCCGGCTTCCCAGACAGTCGCGGCAGGAAGCGCCCTGACAATGGGTGTTGTCGTTCAGGGCGGCACAGCACCTTATACCTACGTCTGGAAAAAAGGTTCCTCAACCGTCAGCGGGCAGACCAGCGCCACTTTCAATAAGGCCAGCGCCGTATCAGGTGACGCCGGGGTTTATTCATGCGTGGTTACTGATGCCGATGGCACCGTTATTACTTCTGCTGACCACACCGTCACCATCAGTTAATGGAGCGCCGGGAAACCGGCGATAAACTTAATGGCAAAACAGAATCTTAAAGCGCTTGCACTGGCCCCTATGGCGGGTTTTCGCAAAAAATCAGTCACCGTTCCGGAGTGGGATAACGCAGAAGTTATCATTCGCGAACCGTCGGCTGAAGCCTGGATACGCTGGCAGGGGATCGCCAGCAAACTACCGGAAGGACAGGAAGCGCCAGAGGTTCCAGAACTGACCCCTTCAGAACGTGCTTTCCGCACGATGCGGGCAGATGTCACGCTGTTTATTGATATTTTACTGGATACTGACCTGCAGTACGTTTTCACCGTCGATGACACCGAACAAGTTGAAGCGATTTACGGGCCTGTTCATTCCCGGCTGTTGAAACAGGCGCTTGATCTCATTCGTGACGCGGATGATGCCAAAGCAAAGTAAAAATGCCTGGCATGCAGTTTCTGATGGCGCTGGCGCTCCGGATGGGCCGCACGCTGGGCGAACTGCGACAGACCATGACGGTTGGCGAATTCAGGATGTGGGCTGAATACGACCGTCTCAGCCCGATTGGTGATGTGCGTGGCGATATTCTCAATGCTCAGCTGGTTTCAGCGATGTACGGTGCGCAGGGCGGTAAAGTCACCATTGAAGACGCTCAACTCCAGTGGAGCGCAGAAGAAGACGAAGTAAGCGACGGCGGCGATCCATTTGCCGGGTTAGAGGCAGCGCTTCTTGCTGCCTCAGCATGATATTACAAAATCAGGTAGTCAGTTATAATTCGTGTAGATGCCATTTTTAACTGGTGTTATGTTATTTTTTTTACACACGGAGTGCTTTCGATGACTACTACTGGTTGGATTTTATTATTTGTTTTCGCTCGTCTTGTTGATCTTGTTATTTGGTATTTTCTTAACAGAGGAAGCGTAAGGGCAAATGATCAGATCGCTATGCTTAAAGAAATTTCTAAAAAGCAAAGTGCTCAAATTGATCTTCTTATTGCGCTTGCTCATAAAAAAGATGAACCAGAAAAAGATTACCTCGAAGAAGCCAGGAAAAAAGCTGGTTTAATTTAATTATACTTAAATCATGAAAACCCCGCAGTGCGGGGTTTTTTGTTTCTGAGGAAATGAAATGGCAACCCTGCGTGAACTTATCATTAAAGTTTCTGCTAACTCTCAGTCTTTTCAGACAGAGATTGCCCGCGCGTCACGTATGGGGGCTGATTATTATAAGACAATGCAGAGTGGTGGTCGGCAAGCCGCTGCTGCATCAAAAGATACCCGCCGAGCATTGTCTGAGTTGACCGATCAAATGGAGTCAGCAAAATCTTCAGCGATGTCTCTTGCGGGAGCATTTGCTGGTGCCTTTGCTACCGGACACCTCATTTCACTGGCTGATGAATGGAATTCTGTTAATGCTCGCTTAAAGCAGGCGTCTCAGTCTACGGATGATTTCTCGTCTTCCCAGCGCCTGCTGATGGATATAAGCCAAAAAACTGGCACGGCATTTTCTGATAATGCCAATCTTTTTTCTCGCTCTGCGGCATCAATGCGTGAGTTCGGCTACAGCTCAACAGAAGTATTGCAGATTACCGAGGCTATCTCTACAGGGCTGAAACTTTCAGGGGCCAATGCCCAAGAGTCCAGCTCTGTCATTACTCAGTTCAGTCAAGCCCTGGCACAGGGCGTGCTCCGTGGCGAAGAGTTTAATGCGGTAAATGAAAGCGGAGATCGTGTTATTCGTGCCCTGGCTGCTGGTATGGGCGTTGCACGTAAAGACCTGAAAGGTATGGCTGATCAGGGGAAACTTACCATTGATAAAGTTGTACCTGCACTAATTAGCCAACTTGGAAAACTTCGCGACGAATATGGAGAATTACCACAAACAGTTTCTTCGTCTGCGACAAAAATCGAAAATGCTTTCATGCAATGGGTTGGCGGCGCTAATGAAGCAAGTGGAGCTACACGCACTTTAACTGGTTTACTTAATGGTGTGGCTGAAAATATTGACACCGTTGCCACTGCTGCTGGTGTGCTGGTTGCTGTTGGCGTAAGTCGATATTTTGGAGGTATGACTTCGGGGGCTTATTCAGCAACAGCTGGAATAATTAACGCAGCAAAAAGCGAAGTAGCGTTAGCTGAAGCTCAAGTCAGAGGGACCCAGATTTCTACAGCGCGAGCACGCGCAGCACTATATCGGGCCCAGCAAGCCCTGTCCGCAGCACGCGGAACCGACGCACAAACCGTCGCGGAGAATAGACTGTCGTTGGCACAGGAATCTTTGAACCGAAATATACAGGCAAGAATTGCTGCCCAATCAGCCTTGAACTCTGTTACATCGGTAGGTTCAAGGCTCATGGGGGGAGCACTAGGGCTTGTTGGCGGCATACCTGGACTGGTGCTTCTCGGAGCTGGCGCTTGGTACACAATGCATCAGAATCAGGAGCAGGCCCGCCTTTCAGCTCAGGACTACGCAAAAACTATCGATGAAGTCAGGGAAAAGACCAAATCAATGTCCTTACCTGAGGCATCTGATAATGAGGAAAAAACGAGACAATCTCTTGATGAGCAAAACCGACTCATTGACGCCCAGTCCTCTAAAGTTAAAAGCCTCAAGGAAGAAATAGCTGGTTATCAGTACATTTTGGCAAACCCTGGCCCTACAACCAGCGGAGGTTTCATGATTAATCATCTTACCTCTGTTGAAACCGCTACTCGAGGGCTTGAAGATGCCACTTCAGCACTTGCTGTAGAGCAGGAACGTCTGTCGCAAATGCAGGCTAAATCTGAATCTATACAGTCGGTTCTTGAAGGACTCGAACATCGCCGGATTACATTGATTCGGCAGCAGGCTGCAGAACAGAACGCTGCATATCAGTCATTGATAATGATGAATGGTCAGCATACAGAATTTAACCGCCTTCTGGGGCTTGGTAATAACTTACTGATGGCGCGACAAGGATTAGTTAATGCGCCGATGCGAATGCCCCAGTCAGATTTAACATCACAACAAACAAATGCGCTTGAGAAGAGTCGCCGCGATTTAGCGCTTTCAAAGCTCAAAGGTGAAGCAAAAGAGAGAGCCAGACTGGGATATGCTGCTGATGACCTGGGATTAACTAACGATCCGCAGTATCAGACTGGAAGGCAGGAGCTTGTTAATAATGGACTTGCCGAGTGGAGAAATAATGAAGCGAATAAGCCAAAAAGAAAAGGTCCAAAAACTGATGAAGAAAAAGCAGAGGATGTTTATAAGCGACTGCTAAAACAGCAGCGGGAACAAATAGCCCTCGCAAGCCAGAATACCGAACTGGCAAAAGTAAAATATCAGGTAACTCAGGGTGAATTGCACACCCTCGAACAAGCCAAAAAAGAAACTCTTCTTCATAATGCTGCGCTTATCGATCAGAAAAATATTGCCGAACAGTTGAAAACCTTCCGCGAAGGACTGGCCGACAGTAACGCCGCCGCTCGTGATCGGGGGAATATTGATTTCCTTGGTGCAGGAATGGGCGACAAGGCCCGTGACCGCATGAAGGAAATGGCTGATATTCGTACTGATTTCCTCAAACAGCAACGAGAGCTTCAACGTGACTTCAGTAAAGGGCAGATATCCGAAGACCTGTATAAGAAACAAACTGAGGCGTTGAAAACTGCACTTGATGAGCGCCTGACAATACAGGAGGACTATTACAAAAAGGTTGACGAGAAGCAATCTGACTGGCGTGCCGGAATTAGCGATTCGCTGATGAACTACGCTGATCAGGCTACTGACCTCAGTTCAATGGCAGCATCAGCGACCAGCGAGATTCTCAATAACACCACGAACTCCATTTCCAACAACCTGACCAGTGTTCTGACTGGTGCGACTTCGTTCAAGGATGGCATGTCGAATATCTTCAGCTCTCTGGGCGAAACGGTGATTCAGACGCTGATCCAGATGGCAACACAGGCGTTAATCACCAAAGCGATTATGGCGTCGTTCGGTGGTGCTGCTGGTGGGATGTTCGGTAGTCTTTTTGGTGGAGCCGGTGGAGCTGCAAGTAGTGGAACTGCGCTGCAAAGCTTCGGATCGTCTTTTTCCTTTAACGCCCTCGGCGGTGTCTACGATTCGCCGTCACTTTCTGCATACAGCGGCGGCGTATACAGCACTCCGCAGTATTTTGCCTTTGCGAAAGGGGCTGGCGTGTTCGGTGAAGCTGGCCCGGAAGCAATTATGCCGCTGACCCGTGGCGCTGATGGTTCGCTGGGGGTTCGTGCTGTTGGGCGTGAGTCACCGGCAGTCCAGGATGCCGCAAGGCAGATTGAGGCGCAACCACGAATCGCGGTCAGTGTGGATGCCCGTAGCACGTTTAGCGGGCAACCTGATGACGCAACGATGCTGGCAGTAGAGCGTCGGAATGCCGCGTTAAAGCATGAAATTATTAACGAGTTAGCAGCTGAAGTGATTAAACCGCAAAAGAGATTTGGACGGGCTATTTACTCTAATCTTCAGGCTAAAAGACCAGACTGATTACCTGCCAGGAGGAAATGTTAATGGCAGATATTATCTACCCGGATGAGTACCTGCCCATGCCGCTGATGGACGGGTACGGGTTTAAGCCTGTATCGCCATTATTACGCACGGAATTAACCTCCGGTCGCTCCAGGCAGCGACGGCGATATACTTCAACACCCACTCAGGCATCAGTTAAATGGATTTTTCAGACTGACGCGCTGGCGCAGGTGTTTGAAGCTTTTTTCCGTGATGCTCTTAAAGATGGTGAATACTGGTTTTATCTGAAACTCCAGACCCCCATTGGGGTAAAGCCCTATAGAGCCAGGTTCGTGGATATTTACGAAGGGCCGACGCTGGTGGCACCAAAATACTGGCAGTACAGCGCAACGCTGGAGTTATGGGAGCGTCCGTTACCGCCTGCGGGTTGGGGAAATTACCCGGAATGGCTCGCTGGGCAGTCATTACTCGATATTGCACTGAATAAAGAGTGGCCTAAACATGGAGATACTTGAGCGGCTTTACGCCAGCAGTGGTTCGGAGGTAATTCATGACACGCTGGAAATTACAACTGGACAGGAAACATACCGACTGACTCAGGGATACGACGATATAAGTGTGACGCTTGAAGATGGTCAGCTGGCGACGTTCGAAGCCTGCGCGATTGATATCGCACTTCCTGCACGTAATACCGATGGCACACAGGATTTGAAATTTGCCATCAGCAACATCGACGGCGTTGTTTCACGGGCGATTGATAAGATTCTGGATGAACAGAAATCAGCAAAACTGACTTTTCGCCGGTACGTTTCCACTGATTTATCAGCGCCAGCCGCAGCGCCATACATGCTTGATGTTAAAAACGGCTCATGGACGCCGACAGCGGTTCAGATAACCGCCGGGTATATGAACATTCTGAAAACCGCGTGGCCCCGTAATCGTTACAACCTCGTTGATCATCCCGGTCTGCGCTATCTGTCCTGAGGTTCATCTATGTTTCAACCTGAAAAATATCTTTCAGTCAAATGGCTGAAGGGGGGCCGCGCTTACCCTGAGCTTGACTGTTTCGGCATTGTGAATGAAATCCGCGCAGACCTTGGGTTACCCCTCTGGCCTGATTTTGCAGGGGTGACAAAAGACGGCGGTGGCCTGGACCGCGAGGCAAGAAAGTTGATGCGCTCTCTTGAGCGCTGCGAACCCTGTGAGGGGGCGGGAGTGGCATGTTACTCCGGCTCTGTCGTGACGCATGTCGGTATCGTGGTCTGGCTGGATAATCAGCTTCAGGTTGCCGAGTGTAATCACGGCACTAACGTAACATTCCTCCCCCTCAATCGTTTTATTCGTCGATTTTACCGTGTGGAGTTCTGGCGATAATGACTATCCGATTCTATCCGTCACGCCTGCCCGGTGAACCTCTGGCGAAGCGTGAACACGCTGAAATGACCCTGCATGACTGGCTGCGAAAAAACGTTCCCAGTTATGCGCCTGGCAAAACGCACCCGATCGCGGTTGAAGTTAACGGACGACCCGTCCCGCCTGCTGAGTGGCCATTATGCTATTTACGTGCAGATAGTGATGTTCGTATTTACCCCGTCCCCTATGGTACCGGACTGGAAATTGCTGCCTGGGCAGCGGTGGCTGTCACTGTAGCCTCTGCTGCATACAGCATCATTATGATGTCCCAACTCGGGAAAACAGGAGCATCGACCGCTAACGGCGACCAGCTGGATTTAACCCCCGCAAAGGCTAACACTGCAAAACTCGGGAGTCCAATTCGGGAGGTGTTCGGGCGCTGCAAAGTTTACCCGGATTACCTGGTCCAGCCCGTCAGTCGGTTCGACCCGAATGATCCGCAGATTTATCGCACCGAGCTGTTTTTATCCGTGGCATACGGTGATTACGCTGATTTCCGCAACACAGTAAAAATCGGCAACACACCACTTTCCTCATTCGGGGATGATGCCTCTGTAACGATTTATCCACCCGGCGCTGACGTCAGCGGCGATCGCAGGGCAGATAACTGGTTTAACTCAACAGAAGTCGGTGGTACCAACTCCGGCACTGCCGGTCTCGACCTCGCGTCCACGGGGCCGGGGAGGGTGAGTATCAGCGCTGCGGCGGTTGCCGTTTCCGGGGATGCCGTTACGCTGATTGGTCAGACAGCAGACGACGATTCAGGAAACGATACGTCGGTCCCTGAGTCGTGGAAAGCGGGTACTGTCATTACCATCGTGACGCCTGACACCTTCACTGTCAGCAATGACGGTGGCCGAACGGCTATCCATGGCGATTTTACGGAGCTTAACCCGGTTGTAGGTCAGGCGGTGAGCCTGCACTGGACGAACTACGATTACGATCTTTTTGTGTCGTCGTTTACGCCTGGTTCCCCGGCTGTTCCCGGCGTCGGCGGTTCAGCGGCATCTCTGACCGCTTCAGCCGCGCCGACCACGTATGATTTCAGCGCATCCCCTGTCTCGTTCACGCTGACCTGGTCAGGACATAGCTATGTGATTTCCCTGTCGGCGAATTATCTCACGATGGCTGCGTTGCTCGATACCATCACCGACCAGCTGACCGGGTCGGGACTTATCGCGCAGGATGCCGGTGGCCGCGTGCAGATTATTGAGAAAACCAGCCCGTGGAGCGGGCGCAGCATTGGCTACACAACGCTTCCATCTGCGGTATTCGGGGATGCTCCCGTCAACGTTGCGGGCGTGGCGTCTACCGGCGGGAGCCCGGAAATCTTACCCGCTATCACGCTGGCATGGGGTAGCGCTTCAGGAACTGCATTTTCAGGCATTCCCGACGGCACCCAGCGTATAGCGTTGAGTGCAAAAGGGGACCAGTACAAGATAACTGACATTGACGGGCTGACGATTACTGTCAGCAGGATGAAGGAGGATATTTCCGGCAATCTGGTGATTGATACCAGTTGGCCGGGATTCACCTCCCGCACGTTACTGGACGCCAGTATTACAGGTTTAAATGACTCATCGGACTGGATGGGACCATTTTTGTGCTGCCCCGATGGAGAAGTTACTACTGAAGTCGAACTGAACTTTACCTACCCACAGGGGCTGGTCGATATCGGGAGTAAAGACGGAAAAATTCACTGGCACGACGTCTGGATCACTATTCAGTATCGTCTGACCGGGACCAGCGCCTGGCAATCTGTTTCCATCAGACACGGCAATAATACCGTCAACATGATCGGCTACACCGAGAGGATTGCATTCCCGACGCCGGGAAACTATGAGATTCGTGTCAAACGTGATACGCCCGTCTGGGGCGGGACGACGCGCGATTCTGTCCAGTGGCAATCACTGAAAGCAAAGCTATCTGCCAGGCCAGTCAGGTACCAGAACATCACCACGATGGCGATTACCCTGCGGACTGGTCCTCGCCTGGCATCTCAGTCCGATCGGCGCGTCAGTGCGGTTATCAACAGGCTGTATGATGGCAGCCCGTCGCGCAGTATTTCCGGCGGGTTTTACTATCTCGCCCGCAGCCTGGGGTACAGCGACAGCCAGATCGATATCGCGTCTATTAACCAACTGGAGGCGACATACTGGACACCACGCGGGGAGTATTTTGATTATGTGGCTGACAGCGACAGCACATCGGCAAAGGATATTTTCGACCGTATCACCGAAGCCGGGATGGGTTACTTCCTTCTGTCAGACGGTAAGATTTCGGCGGGTAGGGAGGGAATAAAAAGCTGGGCCGGGATGATCACCCCGCAGGAAATGACTGAGGAAATGCAGACAACTTTCCGCGCCGTGACGGACGATGATTTCGACGGCGTGGACGTGAAATATATCAACCCCACCACCTGGGCAGAGGAAACTGTGCAGTGCCGGACGCCGGATAATCCGGTACCGCGAAAAGTTGAATCGCACTCGCTGGATATGGTGATGAGTGCAGACAGGGCATACCGCATCGGCATGCGCCGGTTGATGAAGCACATTCATCAGCGACGGACATATTCAACGTCAACGGAAATGGATGCCTGGTGCTATCAGTTCAGTGATCGCCTGGTGCTGGCCGATGATATTCCGACATCAGGAACTATCAGCTGTCTGATTGAACACAGGGAATATGATTCAGAGAAAATCACTCTGTTTGTGACTGAACCGCTCAGCCGTGGTTATGCCAGTCCGCGTTGCTGGATACGGTTCCAGGACGGAAGGGCATCGCGACTGCTGGTGCCGACGTTAATTGACGATTACACGCTCACCGTACCCTACAGCGCCGATCTTGAGCCTGAACTCTGGATTTTTGACGATCCGAGCGTTGAGCCGCCGAGATTGCTGTTTTGCGAAAGCGAACAGCGCGCGCGACATGGTTTAGTTGCTGAAATCGCGCCGTCGGATAACGGCACTTTCCAGGTGACCGCCCCGGAATATAAAGACATTTTCTACAACTATGACGACGCCACATATCCCGGCAACGTCTCGTAATACCTCATAACAACCCCTGATTAACTCTTTTCGCTTAAACCCTCGTTTAGGCGAAGCCTCTTTTTGGAGCAAAAAACATGGCCTTTAATCCGCCACTGGGGAGCACGTCTCCCGCCGTGCTGCTCGATAATGCCAAACGCCTGGATGAGTTGGCCAACGGGCCCGCTGCCATTGTTCCCGATCGTGCAGGTCAACCGCTGGATTCCTGGCGTAAAATGCAAGAAGACAATGCTGCGCTGGTGGACGAAACCCGCCAGAACCTTATCCCCCTGAGTCGTCAGTACATGACGCTGGAAGAGGCACAGGCTGATATCGCGAATATCCCGGTTGGGTCGACAACGTATTACCGCAGCCCTGACGACAGCGCCCTGGCTATTGAGGTAATCAATAACGCAGGTACGCTTGTAGCAACCGGCAGAAAAATGCCCTCAGCGATGCCTACAGGCTATCAGGCCGCAACGGCAGTCAGCAGCAGCGCTGCAAACACGGTCGCGATCACTATTCCAGGCCTGCTTGTTGACAGCAGCCTGATTTATTTCCTGTCCCCCATCCTGAATACCGGCGCGGTCAATGTCACGGTGACGGACTCGAAAGGCAACAGCGTGACTCGCTCTGTGCTAAGAAGGGCTAACGCCGTCCTGGTTGGTGGTGAGCTGATTCAATATAACCCAGTGCTAATGGTTTACCGTGGCGCACCAACTGATAATTTCATGTTGATAGCGTCCGGGGCTACGGCGTCGGAGGTGGGATCCAGCCTTGACGCATACAAGACCACTAATGACGCCCTGACCGCCACCCTGAAAAATCAGGTGCCTATCCCGGTGACGGTTAGCAGTGTTGCCGATGATATTTACACGGCAACATCATCCATCACCAGTGGTGAGCTAACGAACTGGCGACTGTTCCTGTTTACGCCGCCATCTGCAAATACAACCCGTACCCCCAAGCTGAAACTCAATGCGTGGGGTGCCTATGACATTAGACATATTAATGGCGGGCAGGTTGCTGCCGGAGACCTGGCATC